TTAGAAGAAATAGAAGCTGATCGCTACAAAATATGCGACGAAACAGATTCACCTATACAGAACATAATTGACGAAATTATAGGTCTATACCTATCAACCTTGTATAAATTACGGTTCTTAGCATGACGATAGCTGTTGCCCACTCAACTGCGGCTGATGACAGCTTTAGTGCAAGCGGCGCGGCAGCTTGGAACGCTAACCATACTTTAACAGGCATAGGAACAATGGCTGAACAAGATGCCAATAATGTCGCTATTACAGGCGGCACTATTACCGTTACTACATTAGTAGCAACGTCAGGTATATCAGGAGGTGCCTTCTGATGAATAGTTTTTTTGGCGGCGCTTTCTTTGCAGGTGGGTTTTTTCAGGGTACTATTATTGCAGTACAACAATTATGGGTCGAAATTCGATCCTTTACACAAAGTAGGAGAATTTAGATGGCAACAACTTTAAAAGCAATTACCTCGCGCTTAGGGTATCAGCAAATTACCTCATTAAGCGCGGCGACAAATTTAACCGTGCCAACTAAAAACCTTAGTGGTTTGGCTGGCACTCCATCCATTGCACTAATTACTCCTGAAGCGCAAGCTGTTCGCTGGCGTGATGATGGTGTAAACCCAACTGCGTCTGTGGGTATGCCACTTGCAGTAGGTGTAACACTACAGTACGATGGTGACTTAACACAAATTAAATTTATTGAGCAAACTGCTGGCGCTAAAATAAATATTAGCTACTACGCGTAGGGGTCTAAAATGAACATTACTAATGATGCAGGTAGCCTAGACTCAGGCAAATTCCTTGATTATATCAAGAAAAATTTAAGCTCAGACGTAGCTCAATTGGTTGCGGCTAAAGACGAATTGGCTAAACGCCAAGGCGCATTATCTGCGGTTGAAGACGCTATTAAAACTAAAGCCGATGCGGACAAGTACGCGGCAGACAAAAAAGCGGCTGCGGATGATTTATTGAGTAAAGCCGCCGGTAAAAATGCAGAAGCTGACATTAAATTGGCTGGCGTAGATATTAAGTCTAAAGAACTAGCCGAAACAGAGGCGTCAGCCACTAAAGCACTAGATATACGCGAAAAACAATTAAGCGCATTGGCCACTCAATTAGCAACTAAAGAAGCCTCACTAGCCAAGCTAGACGAGACTTTAACCAATGGCAAAGCACAATTAGCCGCTGACCGCGCTGCGTTAGACGCACGGGTTAAAGCGTTCCAAGACAAAGTAGCAGCATTAAACGTATAATAAAAAATGTACTGGTGCATTTCACCAGGGTTTCTAAGGAAACAAAATGAGTGAAAACCAAGAAGTAGAAGTTCAAGCGGAAGTACCCGCGCCAGTAGAAGAAGTTACGACAGCTCCTGAAACTGTAGCACAAGATGTAGAAGTGTCGGAAGAAAAGCCAGCAGAAGCCTCTAAAGTATTCACACAAGAAGAACTAGATGCGGCAATTGGCAAACGCTTGGCAAGAGAACAACGTAAATGGGAAAGAGAACGTGCTGCACAGGCTTCAACCCCTGCGACGCCTAAAGACCTTCCTGCGCCTGAGCAATTTGATACAGTAGAAGCATACGCCGAAGCATTGGCAGTGCAGAAAGCTGAACAACTGCTTGAGCAAAGAGAAAGACAAAAGCAACAGCGTGAAATCATTGAGACCTACCACGATAGAGAAGAAGAAGCGAGAGCTAAGTATGATGACTTCGAGCAAGTTGCATATAACCCCAGCGTTCCTATTACTGACGTGATGGCCCAATCCATTCAGGCATCTGATGTTGGCCCCGAACTGGCTTATTACCTAGGGACTAATATTAAGGAAGCTGACCGGATTGCTCAGTTACCGCCAATCTTACAAGCTAAAGAAATTGGCCGTCTTGAAGCAAAAATCGCTAACGAGCCGGTAATTAAGAAAACAACTAGCGCACCTGCGCCTATTTCGCCTGTCACGGCTAAAGGTAACGGTTCACCAGCGTACGACACGACTGACCCTAGGTCAACTAAGTCAATGTCAACGTCTGATTGGATTGCTGCTGAAAGAGCTAGACAAGCTAAGGCATGGGAAGCGAAAAGAAACCGCTAACTTTTAATAAGGAAATATCATGTCAAACTCAATCTTAACCATTGATATGATCACTCGTAAAGCCCTAGAAATCCTAGAGAATAACCTTGTGATCACACGTAACGTAAATCGTCAATACGACGATTCTTTCGCCGTTGAAGGCGCTAAAATTGGTTCTACATTGCGTATCCGTTTACCGGATCGTGCTTTAGTAACTGATGGCGCGGCTTTACAAGTGCAAGATGATAACGAGCAATTCACAACATTGACCGTTGCATCACAAAAACACATTGGCGTTAACTTCACATCTGCTGAATTAACAATGCAATTAGACGATTTCGCAGAGCGTGTATTGAAACCACGTATCTCACAATTGGCTTCTAGCGTTGATGCAGACGTTGCTAATGCTTACAAATCAATCTACAACTCAGTAGGTACTCCAGGCACTACACCTGCTACTTCATTAGTATTGTTGCAAGCTCAACAAAAACTAAACGAAGGCGCTGCTGTTATGTCTCCACGTTACGCAACTGTTAACCCAGCTGCCAACGCGGGCCTAGTTGAAGGTATGAAAGGTTTGTTCAACCCAACTGACACTGTTTCACGTCAATTCCGTAACGGTATGATGGGCATGGGCGTATTAGGCTTCGAAGAAGTTAATATGTCTCAATCTATCAAACAACACACTACTGGTACTCGTTCTACTAGCGATACTATCTTAGTAAATGGCACTGTAACTACAGAAGGTCAATCTACTATCAGCATCGATGGCGGTACAGGTTCAGCTACAGTTACTGTAGGTGACGTGTTCACTATTGCTAACGTGTTTGCAGTTAACCCACAAACTCGCGAGTCAACAGGTTCATTGCAACAATTCACTGTAACTGCTGCTAACACTGCTTCAGGTGGCGCTTGGACTAACATCGCTGTTTCACCAGCTATGTACACTCCAAACAACGCTTTAGCAACTATCAACGCCTTCCCACAAGACGGTGCTGCTGTTACATTCGTTGGTGCAGGAAACACTCAATACGCTCAAAACTTGGTATACCACAAAGATGCAATCACTTTCGCGACTGCTGACTTGTTATTACCACAAGGCGTAGACATGGCTTCACGTCAAGTACACAACGGTATCTCTCTACGTGTTGTCCGTCAATATGACATCAACAACGACCGCTTACCTTGCCGTATTGACGTTCTATATGGCTACAGCGCTGTTCGTCCACAAATGGCTGCCCGTATTTGGGGTTAGGCTAGGTAATCCCCGCTTCGGCGGGGGTTTCGCAATTAATTAAGAAAAGGAAATTATCATGGCTCTTCCAAATGGTGCAGGCGGTTATCAAGTTGGTGATGGTAACTTAGGTGAATTACAATTAGGTACTCAAGCAGCTCCGCTTTCAGTGGCGGCAACAGCTACTTTAACAGCGGCTCAAGTTACATCTGGTATTTTGTTAGTTGGTGCAGGCGCTACTGCTGCTCAAACATACACATTGCCATCTGCGGCTTTAGTCGACGAAATTATTAACTCTGCTAAAGTAGGCTCAACTTTTGATTTATCTGTAGTTAACACTGGTACATCTTCAGGTACTGGCGCGTTAGCAATGGGTTCAGGTACAGGCTTTACTGATGGCGGTAACGCTACAGTAGCATTGGCAATTACATCAAGCGGTTTATTCCGTTTCCGTAAAACTGCTGAAAATGCTTACACTGTGTATCGCATAGGTTAATGTATTAAAAAGTAATATCTCCGCCCTTTGGGGCGGAACTTTTAAAGGAAAATATCATGGCTAACAATACCAAACCAATTGGCGTTGCTTATGCAGATCCGTTGTTAGATGGAGCTACGTTTGTACCTCAAGTTGCGGCTAATACCGCTGCCTTGACTACCATTACGTCTACTGCACCTGGCACCCCTGACTATGCAATTCAAGACTTAACTCAAACAACACCTTTCGGTTTTGCAACTAAAGATGAAGGTAACTCTGTTTTATCAGTTATTGCAAACTTGCAAACTCGCGTAGCACAACTAGAAACAAAACTAAAAACTTACGGCTTATTGCCATAATAAAAAAGAGGGGGCCTAAAAACCTCCTCTTTATTTATCGGAAAAAACATGCCTACAATATATTTACGACACCCTGTTCATGGTACTAAAGTAGCTACTATGGACGAAGAAGCAGAAGCGGATGCACAAAACGGATGGATAGAGTATAATCCTGATACGCCAGCTAAAATTGAAGCTGTAGCGGCTCCCGTCAATACGCTGGATGTCAAACGACGTAGAAAAGAATAAGGAGCCGTATTATGGCCACTACCGCAGGCGATCAAATTAATGGTGCGTTACGCTTACTAGGCATACTAGCCGAAGGCGAGACTCCATCTGCTGCGACATCACAAGATGCGCTTACCGCGCTAAATCAAATGATTGATAGCTGGAACACAGAGCGTTTGTCCGTGTTCTCAACCCAAGACCAAGTGTTTAGCTGGCCACCTAACGTGTTGTCAAGAACGCTAGGCCCTACTGGTGACTTTGTGGGTAATAGACCCGTGTTGCTAGAAGACTCATCATACTTTAAAGACCCATCAAGCGGTATTTCTTACGGCATCAAGTTTATTAACCAACAACAATACAATGGTATTGCGGTTAAGACTGTAACAAGTACATACCCACAAGTGATATGGGTAAACATGACCTACCCTGATGTTGAAATGTATGTATACCCAAAACCTACAAAAGTCCTAGAGTGGCACTTTGTATCGGTTGAAGAATTAACTAAACCAGCAACATTAGCGACTAATTTGCATTTCCCGCCTGGCTATCTACGCGCGTTTAAATACAACCTAGCTTGTGAGATTGCACCTGAGTTTGGCGTAGAGCCATCGCCTACTGTGCAACGTATTGCTATGACAGCTAAACGTGACTTGAAACGTATTAATAATCCTGACGACATCATGTCCTTGCCTTACAGCATTGTAGGCACTCGTCAACGATACAATATTTTTGCAGGTAACTATTAATGAAAACGCCTATCCTTGGTCAATCTTATGTAGCTCGTTCAATTAACGCTGCGGACAACCGCATGGTTAACTTGTTTCCTGAAGCTACGCCTGAGAATGGCTTTGAGATAGGCTACCTTAACCGTGCGCCAGGCTTAACCAAGCTAGTCACCATAGGCACAGGCCCTATTCGTGGTTTGTGGGCGCATCAAACCAATGGCACCGATGCGTATTGCGTATCAGGCACTGGGTTTTATAAAATTAACACCGACTACACTTATGTATACATTGGTGAGGTAGCAGGCACTGGGCCTGTGACTTTTGCTGATAACGGTATACAAATCTTTATTGCCGCTAACCCTAAAGGTTACATCTACAATGAAGTAACAAATGT